CGATCACTAATGCCGATCTACTCGAAGTTAATGTCATCCCATCCGGAGTTGCTGCCCTTTCTGGCGGATCAACTTATGTTGGAAACGCAGCTGTTCAGTCAGCCGTCTATACAGTTTCAGTCGAAGTTTTCCAAGCAAGACTTGCCGGCGGAGGACAAATTGAAGGAGTAGATTTCTCACCAACTCCGTTTCGCATGGGGAGATCGCTTTTCAATAAATGCGTAGGTTTGTTAGGTTCATATATGGACACCGAAAGCATGGCTCTCTAAATGCCAAATGAAACAATCCTTCAACAGATCCGGACACCTTTAGCAACCGCATTATCAGTTGTCGCTGGAAATGTTTATTCATTTGTTCCTGAAACAGTAATTCCACCAGCTGTGGTGGTTGTGCCTGATTCACCATACCTAGAATTTGAAACAATTAGCAAAACCAATGTAAGAGCCAAAATCAATTTTACTATTTCAGTTGCAGTTGCATATAACAGCAATCCAGCATCGCTCGACAATATCGAGCAATTAATCATAAGTGTTCTGGCAGTTATTCCAGTTGGATACATTGTCAGCTCGGTTGAAAGACCGACAGTTACTCAAGTTGGTGCATCAACGCTGCTAATCGCAGATGTTCGAGTATCTACCTACTACACGCAAACAATATAAGGAGAAATCATGGCAACAGTCGTAATTACCGGTCGTGATGTTGGTTTATCTTTCACAGGTGGAACAGATATTCAAGCACAGGCGACTAACGCAGTTCTAACAAAAGTTAATGATCGTCAGGTTTATCAGACGATGGAAGGCGAAGCCTACAAAACGGTTAATGTCAGCGGAACATTCCAGTTGGACATGTTGGCTGATTGGGGCAAGACAAGTTCAGTATGCGAGGCTCTATGGGCTGCTGCTGAAACTGCACCAGATACAGACATCAGCATGACACTTACAGCTGCATCAGGAGCGCAATTTGTCTTCCCAGTAAAGCCGGAGTTTCCAACCGCAGGTGGTTCAGGTGTTGATGCTCAAACAGTATCATTTACATTTACAGTATCTAAAGGCGCAGTAACCGAAACCTTTAGTTAAAAACTAGCAACGGGAGCAAAATGAAACTACCAATTACAATTGAATATAACTCAGGCGATCAAGCAACATACATTGCACAACCGCCTGAGTTTGCGAAATGGGAGAAACAGACGGGAAACATAATTGGTCAAATATCTGAGAAGTTGGGTATTTGGGATCTTATGTTTTTGGCTTATCATGCACATAAGCGGGAACTTGGTGGATCTAAGCCCGTCAAAGCAATGGATATTTGGATGGAAACTGTCGCTGATGTAATAGTCGGTGATGCAGACCCAAAAGTCATCCAGAAGGAAGCCTAAATCGATTATTGGTTGAGTTAGCAATAAGCACTCAAATACCAATGAGGGAATGGGTTGAAGCAGAGGACATTTTAACAGCGATCGAGATATTGGAGCGAAGGAATGGCAAATGAAACAATCGCCTACAATAAATCCGATCTGCGTGATATTTACAAGGCTTTCAAACTTATGGACGATCAAGCAACAGATGAAGCAAGAAGTCAATCTGCTGCTTTGGCGTATTTTGCATCTGAGGAAATTAAGGCAGCTGCTCAAACAAGAACAAAATCTGGCAAAGTTGCGCAAAGAGTTGCGGAGGGAGTTAGCATCTCTAAGTCAAGCAAAATCGGTGAATTCCGTTATGGCTTCGCAAGACAGAAGTTTTCAGGTGGTGCTAATACGCAAACCCTATGGGGTGGTGTTGAGTTTGGTTCAAATAAATTTAAGCAATTCCCTTCATATTCAGGACGGCAAGGCAGAGGTAGTCGTGGATGGTTTATCTATCCAACCCTTCGCAGAATTCAGCCTGAATTGATTAACAAGTGGGAACAAAGTTTTGATCGCATTATTAAGGAATGGGTCTAATGGCAACCGGTAATCGCACATTAAAGTTATCAATTCTTGCCGATGTTGATGACTTAAAAAAGAAGTTAGGCGAAGCTGACAAAGCGGTTGAAACCAACGCTAGCAGGATTTCAGAATTTGGAAAGAAGGCTGCTGCTGCATTTGCCGTAGCTGCTGCTGCCGCTGCTGCCTATGGTGTTAAATTAGCCGTTGATGGGGTCAAATCAGCCATCGAGGATGAACAAGCACAGTTAAGGTTGGCTGCTGCCCTAAAGACTGCCACAGGCGCTACTGACGCCCAAATTAAGGCTACTGAGGAATACATTCGTCAAACTCAATTAGCCACAGGGATAACTGACAATGATTTGAGAGCATCATTCCAAAGATTGTCCGTATCGACAAAAGATGCCACACAATCTCAAAAATTGTTAACACTTGCAATTGATATTTCAAAAGGATCTGGTAAAGATCTCAATTCAGTAGTTGAAGCATTATCAAAGGCTTATGAAGGACAAGATACAAGATTAGTAAGACTTGGCATTGGTATAACTCAAGCCGATGCTAAAGCAATGGATTTTACCGAAACCACAAAAGCATTAACTAATCTTTATGGTGGTGCAGCAGCTGCAAATGCTGAAACATTCCAAGGCAGAATTGATCGATTAAAACAAGCGTTTGCCGAAGCGCAAGAGGAAATCGGTTATCGACTACTTCCATTTGTTGAACAATTTGTCACTCTCATTGTCGATCAAGTAATTCCCAGATTAGAGGAATTCGCTGCATATTTTGATCCAGTTAAACAAGCAATTAAAGACAATCAAGAAGCCTTTGATGCACTTGGTAAATTTATTGTTGATGTTGTAATTCCAATTTTGGTCGGCTCATTAGGTACTGCGTTAAAGACTGTTGGAATTATTGCAGGTGGCATTGTAGATATCATTGGCAAAGTTATTTCAGGAATTCAAAGAGCAGTAGATGTTGCAATTGCTGCAATTGATGCTTTGATCGCTAGATACAACTCCATTCCATTATTGCCAAATATAGGTTCAACTGGTAGTGGTGGAATTTCTAAAGCTGGAAATGCCGGCTCATCAGGATCGTCAGGTTTAAGTGATTCAGCAGCCACAAGAGCACAATTGCAGGCAGGAGCGATAAGGGCTGGCACAACAATTAATAACATTCAAGTAAATGCTATTGATAGCGAAGGTGCAGCAAGAGCCGTTGCAAAGGCATTAAATAACAGTGCATCAAGATCAGTTCCACAATTGTACAACTCAGCCATCAAGGCCGGATAATGACTGTATTTACTCCCGATTGGAAACTCACAATCAATGCGGTTGAATACACAAATGTTGCAATATCTGACATAGCACATCAGGCTGGTCGTGAGGATATTTACTCCCAACCAAATCCATCTTATATTCAAATTGAATTGGTTGCCTTAAATAATGAGAATTATAATTTGCAAATCAATGATGGAATAACCCTACAAGTCAAGGACAGCACAAACACCTATCGAACCTTATTTGGTGGCAACATTACAGACATTACAACTGAGGTTGCAACCGCAAGCAGTATTGCTGAAACCTTTACTTACACAATCCTTGCATTAGGTTCATTGGCTAAGTTGCCAAAAGTTATTTACAACGGAACATTGGCTCGAGATGATGACGGCGATCAGATTTGGGAATTGCTTTCAGAGTTATTCTTGAACAATTGGAATGAAGTGCCAGCAGCTGAAACTTGGGCTGGCTATGATGCAACAACTACTTGGGCAAATGCTGAAAATGTAGGACTTGGGGAAATTGATCGCCCTGGTGTTTATGAACTTGAAAATCGAACTGCTGATCCTGACACCACTTACAACATTGCAAGTCTTATTGCTAACAGCGCACTTGGAGTTTTGTATGAGGACAATGAGGGTCGCATTTCCTATGCTGACACAACTCACAGACAAAACTATCTTGCCAATAATGGATACACAGAGATTTCAGCCAATACCGCTATTGGTGCAGGATTAAAGGTTTTGACTAGAGGCGCAGATGTTCGAAACGAAATTATCATTAATTACGGCAACAATTACGGATCACAGAAAACGGCAATCGATCTGACTAGCATTGCAACTTTTGGTTATCGAGGCGAAACTCTAAATACAGTCTTGCATGCTGCTGCTGATGCTCAAGCTGTGGCAAACCGCTTTATTGCCCTTAGATCTTATCCAAGAGCCTTATTCGACAGCATTACATTCCCATTAACTAACTCAGCAATTAATGATGCTGACCGAGATGCTTTGCTTCAAATCTTTGTGGGTCAGCCAATGAGAATTACAGACTTGCCTGTTCAGATAGCCCCAACTCAACAATTTGAGGGTTATGTTGAAGGCTGGCGTTGGAGCACTAGATTCAACGAATTGTTTTTAACCATAAATCTAAGTCCGATTGAATTCTCACAGGTTGCACTTGAGTGGGATCAAGTATCAGCCTCAGAGGCATGGAACACTTTATCCGCTATACTAACATGGGAAAACGCGATAGGAGCAGTAGCCTAATATGGCAAACACAACGAATTATAATTGGGAAACACCGGATGACACCGATCTGGTTAAGGATGGCGCAGCTGCTATTCGCACGCTCGGTTCATCTATTGATACAACAACAAAAGCCTTAAATCCATCTACAACACTTGGCGATATTGAATATCGTTCAGCAACAGCGAATACAAACACAAGACTTGGAATTGGAACAACTGGTCAAATTTTATCTGTTGTTGGCGGAGTGCCAGCATGGGTTGCTAATGACGTTGGAGATATTACAGAAGTGCAAGCAGGAACAGGAATTTCAGTTGCATCAGGAACAGGGCCAGTTCCAGTTATAACAAACACAGTTGCAACAGCAATTGATGCTGCTGGAGATTTACTTTATGGAAGCGCAGCGGATACTGTCACAAGATTAGCAATTGGAACTGCGGGTCAAATTCTTAAAGTTAATTCCGGAGCAACTGCTCCTGAATGGGGTGCTGCACCTAGTGGTGGTGGCTTTACATTACTAGACACAAAAACATTCGATAATTCGGTTACTAATTATACTTTTACAAGCATTAGTGGTTCATACAAACACTTATATGTAATTGGTGAAGGTATGCAATCAAATGCAACTAGCGGAACTGCTACTGGATTTAATGTTGAATTAGTGGGCGATTCTGCTGGAAACTATTTTTATTCAAAAGTAAGAAGTCTTGGAACTTCTGTAAGTTGTGCCTCAGCAGATGGTGATACTAAATTTCTTACTGGTAATTGCTTAAATGATACAAATGATACAAATGGTTTTGGAAGCATGGAATTTATAATTTACAATTATGCCGGAACAGCAAATTACAAATCAGTTATATCTAGAGTTTTTTGCGGAATAAATACTGCATCAGGCTCAACTGAAGCCAGTTGGAACAACGGAACATATAACGCAACAACTGCAATTTCCTCAATTAAATTTACCAATACTGGCGCAGTTAATTTAAAATCAGGCACATTAAAACTATACGGAGTATCATAAAATGACTAGACCAAAAACCTGCATTACTGATTTATCAACTGGTGAAGTAATTGTTAGAGAATACAACGATGACGAAATGATTGGTCATAATGCTCTATTGGCACAAATTGAGTTAGAAACAGCCGAAGCGGAATCAAAGGCAGCAGCAAAAGCAGCATTATTAGAGCGTTTGGGCATTACTGAGGATGAAGCAAAACTGCTTTTGTCTTAATGAAACCTTGGTTATCTAAAGCAGCTGTGCAGTTGCGTGAGCAGATCGATGATTCCTTCCCAGAACGTCTGCGCAAATCTGATGGGTGGATTGGTGATGCTCGACATAGCGCACGAAAAAGCGATCACAACCCAGACACAAACGGATGCGTGCGAGCAATTGATATTGACGCTCGGCTTTCTGACGACAAGGGGCTTTCAGCATATTTGGCAGATCAAATTCGATCATTCGGGAAAACCAACGGTCGCATCAGTTATGTAATACATCAGTCAAAAATTGCTTCACCGATTCTTGGATGGCGCTGGCGCAAATATAAGGGTAATCCTCATAATCATCATGTCCATGTTAGTTTCAAGAAAAATCAAGATAACAATTCAGATTTCTTTCACATCCCACTACTAGGAGGCAACACATGAAACTATCAAACAAACACAAGGCTGCAATTAAGTCTTATTTAAGAGCTGTGGCTGCTTCTGGCATTACTGTCCTTTTAGCAATTGTGGCTGATATTCGTCCAGAGTTTGCAATCCTTGCTGGTGCGTTAGTTGCACCTATTGCCAAAGCGTTAGATCCAAAATCAGGGAGCGAAGTTGATTATGGAATTAATGCCAAATGACCGCAAACGAATGGGTTGGTATTGCCGTTGGCGTTTCCGCCGTATCAACAAGTTTATTGCTGGGTCTGCGCTGGGTTATTAAATCCTACTTACAAGAATTGAAACCCAATTCTGGAAGCAGTATCAAGGATCAAATTACCAGATTAGAAAAGCGTGTCGATGATCTGTTTGTTTTAATCAGTAAGCAATAATTTTCCCATGGCGAACACACGCAAACCTATCAAACGCAAAAAGATCAATAAGCGTATCGTTCGCCAAACTCCTGAGCCATTAAACAAAATAGATCAGCATTACATGGCTTTGCATGAATGTTATAAAGCAGCTCGTAAAGCAGGATTTACACCAGAACACGCCTTTTGGTTGATGACCGAGCATAAGACTTTCCCTGATTGGATTGTAGGCGATGGCGGGATTATTCCTTCCATAGATCCAACTGACGATGAGGATGACGATTAAGCGATACTTAGTGATAAGTGATTTGCAAATTCCATACCACCATGAAGCAGCTGTAAAGAATGTCATCAAACTTGCAAGGCGTGAAAGATTTGACAGCGTTTTATGTGTTGGCGATGAGATCGACTTTCAAACCATTAGCCGTTGGGCTGAAAAAACACCTTTGGCTTATCAGCAAACTTTGGATGATGACCGCACAGCTACTCAAGAGATTCTTTGGGCGCTCACAGAACACAGCCGAGAAGCTCATATTATCCGCAGTAATCATACTGATCGCCTATATAACACTTTATTAAAAGTTCCGGGAATGATCTCACTTCCCGAATTGCAGTATGCCAAGTTTATGGATTTTGAATCTATGGGCATTACTTTCCACAAAACATTTTATGAATTTGAGAAGGGCTGGATCTTGGCTCATGGCGATGAAGGGAACATGAATCCCAACGCTGGACAGACTGCCCTTAATCTAGCCAAGAAGGCTGGTAAGAGCGTGGTTTGTGGTCATACCCATAGACTAGGTATGTCAGCCTATTCAGAGGGGCTGTACGGGGCTTACAGACCCCTTTATGGGGTTGAAACAGGCAACCTTATGAACCGAGCAAAAGCCTCATACACAAAAGGCTTGGCTAATTGGCAAATGGGCATAGTCATAATGGACTGGGATGGCAAGAATATGAATGTGCAGATGATTCCAATTAACAAAGACGGATCTTTTACAGCTCTTGGAAAGTCTTATGGGGCGTGAAACAGACTATATCGAACGCACGATTGATACTCATATCGATGAATTTGAGGATCTTGGCGTTATCTAATCGTTATAAGCCACGCCGATAAATTATTGGCTTAAAAACTTGATTTAGGTCAAACTTTATGTATTCACAGAGATGCTGTGGATATGTAAGGGAGCAACATGAAGTCAAATAAAAGAAAATGCGAATGGTGCGATGGCATTACTCGTGGGGATGTTTGTCCAAGATCTTTGGAATGTCCTACATGTTCAGCAAAAGCAGGATTAAGTTGCAAAAGACCATCAGGTCATAGAGCGTCAGAGATACATTCTGAAAGAATTAAAGGCGCTTACGCAATTGATGATGTCAATGGTTTTGATTGGAAATTGGCTTACGCTGACAAAATTGCGGTGAATGCATGAAAATTAATGGGCTCACAATTTTATGGTTCATGATTGCAACGGGCTTACTAGCCTATGCATTCAATTTATGGCAAACGGAAATTTACAATCGGGGCTATTGGTCTGGGCGTGCAATTGGTTGGGATATGCACCGTAGAATGACCAACATTAAAAAGCAGTCAGATGAAGTCTTTGATTATGACAAAAACTGAGCAGCTCTTTGATGAGGTCATTACAACAATCCAACAGCGTGGAAGTGTGTACGGACATCCTTACTATAACCACAAACGAATTGCAGGTCTTTGGTCTGCATATCTCGATTTCCCTATCACACCACACCAAGCTGCACTATGTATGGCACTCGTCAAGGTTTCTCGGCTTAGTGAAACTCCAGATCATGAGGACAGTATCAAAGACTTCATTGCCTATGGCTCTGTCTATAAGACAGTCCTTGATGCAGTCAAAGACGAAACATTTGATTGGGAGGAAAAGTAATGGCATTTAACTTAGAGGATTACGAAACAGTTGAAACAAGATTGGAGAAATGGCATGGAAAATTTCCAGACAACAGAATCGAAACTGAACTCATTGAAGCATCAAACACTCGATTCATTGTATTTTGTAAATTATTCAAAACGGAAGCCGACCCAAAGCCATGTGCGACTGGGCTCGCTTTTGAAACAATTTCGGATCGAGGTGTCAATTCAACTTCTGCATTGGAAAATTGTGAAACTTCGGCGATCGGTAGAGCACTTGCAAACGCAGGTTTTGCAGCTAAAGGCAAAAGAGCTTCTAAAGAGGAAATGAGCAAGGTGGTTGCACCAGCATCTTTTAAGGAGAAGTTGGAAAGCCGGCAAAACATGTATGGCAAAACTGGATCTAAGTCAGCACAAATTGAAACAATCCTAAGAGATAGTTTTGAAGCTGATAAACCTAAAGATCCCGTTGCTTGGTCTGTTGGTGATGTTGTTGCTGAGATTGGTGCATCAATACCTAATGAGCCACCTGCATGTCAGCATGGGCATATCTTGAAAGAAGGAATCTCAAAAGGAGGCAAGCCTTACTATGGTTATGTTTGTAAAGCAAAAGCATGTGAACCTAAATGGGCAAAACTTACAGCTAATGGAAAATGGTATTTTGAAGGAGGTGAATAAATGGGTGAATTACAAATTATTGACGGCTCTGGTCTAACTGCAACTTTTACAGATGATGGAGTTAAGGTAGAGCCATCAACAACATATTGCGACTTATGCAACGATGACAGATTACTTCATGAGGGCGATCTGCTTCGATGTTATAACTGCCACGCAATCAATCGGATTCCGTATCATGCCTAATTACGAATACGAATGTGATGGCGAGGGATTGAGTATTGTATTGGAACTTCCAATGGAGCACGAAATCCCTTGTTGTCAAGTATGTGGGGCTAAATTAAAACGTGTCTATACAGCTGTGCCGGCAATCTTTAGAGGCAAAGGATGGGGCAAAGATGCCTAGTTTTAGATGCAACTTTTGTTCAGCCAAGAGTGAATTTGTATGGCTTGATGAATTTGAAACGCACGAAGGTTTTAGGGTATTTCAATGCCTTAAATGTTGTGCTGTTGGAACTAAGAACCTAGCAGAACAGACTGACACTCAAGAGCCAGTTAAACGCTGCACAAAATGCGGATCTTGGATGTTTGCGGAAATGGAGTGTCATACATGTGCGCTAATCATGACGAAATGACACACAATATCAATTGGACTTATCAAAACAAGCTGCGTGAGCAATGGCTTTTAGATAATCCCGACGCACAATACATAGGATGGATGTCGATATGAGTGTTGCCGGATACGATGAAACTTGGATTGAGTTAATGGGATACAGGATCATGACTTGCCGTCTGACCTGCGGTTATGCTGATGGATTTGGAATCGTATGATACCCTTAAACGCAAATTCGCTTTCAGAGCGAAAGGGCGATCTGCGAAGCAGAAAGATCGCAAGGTTTGGTTTGGTGATACCTCTGTTCATAGCCTTAAACATAGGCTTATTAAAAGATGATTCCGTTGCTTCATTAGATAGAACTAATCATTACAGACAATGGGCTTTCATACAGCTTAACAATTTAGATCAATTTTATTGTTTAGATGAATTGAATTTTAAGGAAAGCCGTTGGAATCCTTTGGCTCGCAATGGTTCGCATTATGGTATTCCTCAAGGTAGATCTAAATGGTTAAAGACTGCTACTCCATATCAGCAAATTGATTGGCAGCTTAAATATATCGAAAGGCGTTATAGTAATCCTTGTAATGCTTTGGCTCATCATAAGATTAAGGGATGGTATTGAGTAAGAGTGCATTAAGATCAACAGGATCTACAAGGCATTGGCGATCTATTCGCAGTAGGGTGTTGAGGCGCGATCAGTTCATCTGTCAATACTGTAATCAAGAGGCTACAACTGTGGATCATGTGATACCAAGAAAATTAGGTGGTCTTGATAGTGATGATAATTTAGTTGCAAGTTGCACTAGATGTAATTTAAGCAAGGGTGGGCGGTTTTTTGTGAGCCCTAGGACAC